CATATTCAAAAAATTCTTACATAAAAATTCAAATTCTTTATATTGATGTTTCCATGCGTCAGAATTTACTATATCTAGTCTAGGAAAATATATAAAAACAAAAACTTTTTCATGAAAACCAATTGGTTCATTAGTTTGTTCATCAAAAATGCATAGGTGTCTAAAAATTCTTTTAAATAAACTATCGCCTGCTGAGGCCTTGATGATTTCATATTTATAAGCTTCTTTACTCTTCTTTTGATTTTTATACCATTTTTCAAGTTTCTTATCATTTTCCAATGATTCGTCACTGAAATCTAAAAAATTAACTCCTAATTTCAGATGAATGTCTTGTTGCCAAAGGCCTCTTGCTTTTTTGGTCACTTCTCCTCTTTTTACATGACCTGTAAATCCTAAAATATCTGTCATATAATCTGTTATTTCTTGATTTGTAAAATCCGGTTCTCTTTCACCCGTCTTTTTGTTTACTTTATAAAGATTTTTTTCTTTAATCGTATTAATAACCCAATTAGCGGCATCAACTACCGATGTTGGCATATTAATTTTTTTAGGCTGAGGATTCAAAGCCATTCCAAATGATTGTAGTTCCGATTCTGACAATAATTTCCAATCTACATAAGGCACTTCTATTGCATAAAGCCCAGATAAAGTTTTAACACTTTTTAATGCATCCGCAGAATGATTTCCACCAATAATGATTGATTTTTCTTTATCACCATCTTCGGATAGTAATACACAAATAGGATCAAACTCTGTTGGATCACTGATTTGGGTTAATCTATCAATCATTTCTTTAATATGATCTATAATTATTGATTCGACTCTAACTTGAGTTCTTTTTAATTTTACCAGTAACTTTCTATCATAAAATGATATTGAATAATTATTGAGCCTTACATTATCTAACATCTTTTTAATATGGTTTTTTGTTTTATTTGTTTTTTTATTGTTCTTGGAAGGAACTACATAAAGGCCGCCTCCGGCGTTTTTATTAAAAAATTCTGGATTTTTAATGGCTTTTACTTTATTTAATTCACGCACTTCTAATGAAGCCATATCTTCTTCTGTTCCGAAGGCAAAAATATCATAATGTATTTTAACATCATCTCTTGGAATTATTTCGTCCAAAGATTTAGATGAAGTTAAATATTTTTGTGTAATTACATCCTGCAACAATCCCTTGTGCCATCCTATATAATATTTCTTTTTTCCCCAAGGAGGTAGACCATCACCGAGAAATTCAAGAGTAATTTTATAAATAAATGCTTCATAGTTTTCTGGAACATGATCATGAAAAATAATAAATTTCTCATTAATTTTAATTTGATCTCTTTTTAAAAATTCAGATATTTCTAAAACATTATTTTCCATATTATATCTCCTTAAACAAACTCACAATCCACCATGATTTCTGTCAGGCAAGCCACGAGATTAATCTCCTGGTCGGCCACGAAAGCAGACTGATATTGATACTTGGCCAAAATAACAACAGCCTGCGGAATGCTATTTGGCTTTAGATACTCATAGAGACTATCATAAATCTTACGATAGACACGGGCCGGTTCAATATCAGAATTGACGACAACCCACTTACGCATTTCAGCAAAGTTCTTTTCTTTCAGGTTTTTTACAAGTTCACTTATCTTGCGTATATCGGAAACTTGAGAGACAATACCAGCATCAATAGAGCCAGAATTGCTATACCGTTGGAGTTCATTAAGAGTTCTACGATAATCTGGAAAGAACTTCTGAATAATCTTGACAACAGCGGGACGATCATATGTAATCTTCTCCTGTGTTAGGATTTGTTCGATGCGCTTGAGGAACAAAGTGGCCATTTCTGGCTTTTCATCTTTGTTTAGGCTGAAATCAATAACAGAACACCTCGAATGAAGAGCATCAATCAGGCGAGACTTGAAGTTACAGGTAAAGATAAAGGTACAATTAGAAGAAAACTCCTCAATCGCACCTCTCAGGCCAGCCTGTGCTTCAGGTGTCAGATAGTCAGCCTCATCAAGGATGATAACCTTGCGACCACCGGTCAGGGAAATGGTAGAAGCATAACCCTTGATCTTGGTTCGCAAGGTATCAATACCACGCTCATCCGAAGAATTGATGAATAGATTATTGACACCAATCTCATCACACATGGCCAGAGCAACGGTGGTTTTACCAACACCAGCCGTGCCAGTCAGCATGAGATTAGGAATAGACTGACTATCTACATAGCCCTGAAAGACTTTGCTGATACGCTCAGGCAAAATACAATCAGAGACTTTGTGTGGTCTATATCGTTCTACCCAGAGAAATTCTGTCACTTATCTTCACCCTTGACAATGAAACTATAGAAGTCTTCAAAGGTATTGTTCTCTTCAATCTCTTCATTGAAGTTAGCCTTATAATAAGCCTTGGCCATACGCTTGATAAGTTTCTTATCTACACCAAGGCTATCATAAAGATTGTTGACCGCTTCCTTCTGTAAGTCTCTTTCAGCGGCAATACGGGTCATGGAATCATTCAGTTCCATGATGGTGCCCTTGATCTTCTTACGATCTTCCGCTGAAAGAGAGTTGAGGCTTACATGCGGCTTATTATGGCCAATCATACTCATTACTTGGACTCCAATGCTACGAAATACTTGAGCTTGCGGGTCTTGCTGGTAAACTTGGAGAAACCAGAACCCATAATCTCTACTGTATAATCATCAGAAATGACCTTGATGTTATCAACACTAAACGAAGCATCAAAGTCCTTGCCATCATACGGGCAGAGGTCAGTCATAACGGTGTTAGATGTGTCGGCCTTCTTATCATGAGCCATAGCCACAAGTTTACCATTCTTGCCGATGATGGACAGATTAGGTAGATTGTTCATCGTGGCCAGCTTGAGCATCTTGTTGAGAATGTCTGTGGTGATATCAAACTTGACATCCACGCTCTTCATAACAAGATCCTTATCGGGTGGAGAAATGATAAGGGTAGGCGAGCAAGCATGATATTCAAGCTTCATCTTACCATCATTCATGACCACACAATCGGCCTTGAAAGTAAGATCAGGATTATTCAGTGTCATGACATTACCAAGGAACTGGTTCAGATCATAGATACCAAAGTCAACGGGAATATCATCCGCAAACTCTGCTTCGACCAGAACAGTCTTGTTAGAGGACATACTCCGCTGAACATTTCCCTTACGCAGAACGATGCTTGAATTGATGGAAGAAAAGTTCTTCATCATAGACAGCATATCATCAGATAACTTCATCATATAAACTCCTTAGAGGTTGATTTTCACAGGTCAATAATAACACAGATTTACAGGAATTACAAGTTCTCTTTGTCATGAACATGTAATTGAATGATAGCATAATGAATAACCTTCATTAGGTCTTTGCGCCAATCTTCAGGTCTTCCTTTTCTACCATATCTCTGGGCATACTTCAGAACATTACCAATACAAAAACCAGTACCATGACCACCATCAATAATAAACTCGGTGGCCTGGTACTTGTTTTGTGAGTAATGTTGCCCATAGGTGGAGTCGATATAGTTTTTGATTTCCTCTATCGACTTATCTTCATCATATTTGTATTCAATCGTCATCACTTTTCACCAGTTTTAGGACTTTCTTTTTGTCCGGTTCAGAAGGTTCCTGAAGCCATGTAAGATAATCTTGTAATTCTACTTCAGAATCAAAAAATTGGCAAGATCGACCTTCATTGCCCTCCGTTAATTGTGCTAAATGGTAAACACAACTATAAGGTCTTTCACAACCAGTTTTATGAACGAGGTAAAATCCTTCACTCAAATCTTCAAGAATTTTTCCGTGAGTGTAATATTCATCCGTAGAAAAAAGAAAATATTTTCCTACAAGAGGCATTAGAGGTTGCCTGTCAGAGCAGCAATCTTGTTCATATCACCAGTAAAAGCATATGTGCCGATATGCTGCGTCTTCATCCATGGGCAAAGCCAGATTTGGCCGCCGATTGCTCTCCAATACTGACAGAACATATAATCTTCTGATAGATAACGGTGAGAATCTGGATCGATCACGGTATCAAAGTATGCATGGATGTATCTTGAACCATCAAAGTTGGCTTGGCCAAGATGATCGGGCTTATAGTTGAGGTGCGGATATTCTTCCTTGAACTTATCAAAAACAGGGCGCTTGACCATCATAAAGCCAGTTCCGATTTCCATAACTTCAAGAGGCTCTGTAACCTTGAACTGCTTGGTGCCAGGAACAGGATTGAAAACATAATCACCAACCAGACCATCAAGTTCACCTGGATCAAACTTGTCGTTTTTATTCTCTACTTGTCTCTTAGACGCAGAATAAATGTTTTTCCAATTGATTGATTTCTTAGGATATGGCCCGCCAATAACATCTTTATCAAGAGCAATTAGAGCCATAACATCATTTGGATCGTATGCAATATCGGAATCAATAAACAATAGATGGGTAAAACCAGAACGGAGAAATTCATCAACAAGATAATTTCTGGCTCTTGTGATTAGGCTTTCATTAAACAGGAAAGAAAAACGAATTTCGACACCATACTTAGCACAAAGACCCTGTAAATCTAGACTTGTCTTAGTGTAAAGACCATGACAATTACCACCATACATGGGAGTAGCAACAAACAATTTAGCTTTTCTGAGGTCTTCAATCTTGATCGATAACTCCATAATAATTACTCCTATAATAAAGAAAGAGGGCACCTACTCTATATAGGCGCCCTCTTTGCTGTTAGCAGCCTAGATTAGGCTGCGATGCGGTAGTGCAGCTTCCGCTGGCCGTTCACCATGCGGTAGTTGCTGTAGATCACGCGGCCAGGTTCCTGGCGGAGATCAGCAACACGCTTGTAAACGGTTGACTTGGAAACACCGGCAAGCTTGGCAATCTTGGCAACGGTGACACCAGCACCACGACGGTTCTGACGCAGGACCTTGGCAACACGACTTAGCTGAGACATTATATACTCTCCTTATAGTCACATTTAGGTTATGAAGTAATCATGATGGCTGTGACCATTTACCATCATGACTACACTATAACACAGGAAAGAACCTGTGTCAAGCACTTTTTAGTAAGTTGCTGTGGGACGACCATCAATCGTGACTGTGGTATTGGCAACAGCCTCGTTGGTAGTGGGCGCAACAGTCTCGTCCATCTTCTTATAGAGGTCGAGGAAAGATTGCTTGGTGTCAACATCAAAGCGGTTCAGGCAAAGTTGAATAGACTTTTCCCGATCACTAAAGATGGTGAAGGCCTCACAGATATGGACAAGTCGGCGCGTCGAGATAAGTTCCGAAACGGCGCCTTCATAAAAGGACTTACGAGTGATATCAGCCCAAGCAACAAGCTTAGACACAAAATCGCCATTCTCAACACCAGCCTTGGCCAGCACATTGTTGAGGATCTTTTCTTCAGTCTTAGAAGCAGGATATTCCTGTTCAAGGGTAATGCTGAAACGCTCAAGGAACGCTTCGTTCATTACATTGGTGCCAATAAAGCGACCATCATCCGAGCCCTTGCCCTTGGTATTAGCAGTAGCGATAATGTTGAAACCAGGCATAGGCGTGATGACCTTGTTAATCTTTTTCAGATAAACAGGCTTGCCTTCAAGGACAGGTTGAAGGCACATAAGCTTGTTAGAGCCAAGGTCAACCTCGTCAAGGAGCAGGACAGCACCGCGCTCCATAGCCACGATAACAGGGCCATTCTGCCAGACAGTCTTACCATCAACAAGGCGGAAACCACCGATCAGGTCATCTTCATCCGTTTCAATCGTAATGTTTACACGGACCATTTCGCGCTTTTCGGCGGCACAGACCTGTTCAATCATCATGGTCTTGCCGTTGCCAGAAAGGCCCGTGATATACATGGGATAGAACTTACCAGACTTTACGATAGTGCGGACATCCGTGAAGTGCCCAAACGGCACATAACCATTGGCCTTGTCGGGCACAAGGTTGATAGCCGCAGGAACATTAAGATTGACCGCAGCAAGAGCCATGTCAGCCTGGTTGACAACCTCAACAGGAGCGGCCATAACAGGAACGGTCGGTATAACAACCGACTTGGTGCTGGTCGTTTCGCGCTTGGTCTTAGCCGCAACGGGACCAGTCAGGCTATAAACACCACGACCAACACGATACTGTGGATCGTTTACGAGCCAGTTAGGATATGAGACATTTTTCTTAGAGCAGATTTCCAGAACCTGGGTGCGGTCGAGGGTCTTTACATCACCGAACACGGCCTTGGCGGCATTCAGGAACACATTGCGGTCAACAAGCTTGGGCATTTAGGTCAGAGTCCTTTTCGTTTCTATGGTGGTAGGATAGCAAATGGAATGGATATTGTCAACCATTTTTTGACACTTTTTCCATGAACCGGTTCAATAGGATACGATTGACAGTCTTTTTCTGTGAGAACTTGGCAAAGGCTTTGGCCATTTTGTTCTTGCTCATGGACGAATCAATCTTAAGTTGTGTATCCGTATCATTCTTACTGGAAGGTGTATTGATGATATAGTATTCATCATAGCCTTCGGAGGTCACAGAAATGAACTTATCGTTTTTCCACATGTCTTGCATTTTGTTCCGATATTCAGGATTTGCATCCAGTTCAAATCTATCGGCCAGTCGGCTAAACTTGCTGGTTTCATAAAGATAGAAACCAATCAGGTTGCAGCCTGTCCGTTCCTTGAGGATTTTCAGCCAAGTTGGTGTGGAGCGAGTCCAATAATAACGGCCGCGATCAACACGGTATTCTTTTTTGGTAACATCGTCTTGAATAATGTTGATGGCTTTATTGTTATTGGAGACACCAGCAACACCAAAGTTAGTAGGAGCGGATTCACCATCGGTAAGGAAGATAGTATTGACGACCTGAAGTTTGTTGCGAATACGGAAATCGTTGACAATTTTGGATGCCGCAGCAATGCAAGGGTCAAGAGGAGTTCCGTTCATAGTATCATAAGGCGAGTGGATCTTGCACAAAGCCCACAGATGATTATAGGCCGCAATCAATTCTTGAGATTTCATCCGCGATGAAAGCACATTACGGAGTTTGAAATAACCGGCAAAAAATACGCTGTTTTGATTAGCCACAGAATATGTTTTGTTTTTAGGTTCCGTATCATAACGGCCATGGTCGCGGAACAGATAGACCTCAAAAGGAATCTGGACACGCTTACAGAACATAGTCAGGCCAAACAGTTGCTTCATGGTATATTTGAGGTTGCCGTGCATAGAGCCAGACCAATCAAGGAACATGATGAAGCCATGGTTTTTGCC